TCAGGCATCCTCCTTAATTTTTGTGGTCCGACCATCTCGCCTTTGCACCAACTCAAAAAGACCGGTTGCTGATAGTCCTGCGCCAGCTCCGGCCCATAATCGCATGGTCCCATCCATTTCTGTGAAAGGGTAAGCAACAACTCCTAAAATCACCCCAATCACTACTGCAATCAGTGGAATGAAGTTCTTTGGTAATGCAGCAAGTCGCTTAATTACTTCGAGCAACCCTGCAACAAAGGGACTGATTACTGTCGCAAACATTAATACCTGTGTCATGATTTCATTCTCCATTTAGAACCCTCCTAAAGATGTCACCTGGTCTGGTGATTTGAATACCAAACCTAAAATGGCCAAAATAAATGCGCCTAAAATTAGGCGCAAGATCCATGTTGTATTACTTTCAATTTTGTCTAACTTCTGCTCGACGTGACGGACTCTTTGCTTGGTTTGAGTTTGCTCCTTCTGCAACTCATCCACCTTATCGTCCAACTTGCTAAACTCTTCACGTGTCACATATTGTCCTTCCATATTTACCCCCCTAAAATCTAGTAAAGAGACCCGTATTGAATTGCCCCTTTTCAAGCATAAAAAATACGCCTTAACTGGCGTTCTAAATTTTCTTTTCAAATATCATTTTTTACTTCGTTTATCATCATCTCCTTCATTTTGGAGAGCGTTTAGTCTCGCTTCTAGAATTACGTTTTGATGTGCTAAATCCGCAATCTTCTGTTTATAAACCTTTAGTAAATCATTCACATTGATTTTTTGATCGTTCATTACGAATCACCTCACTTAAAATCTGCTCGAACTAATCGTTGAAGGATGCGTACATAATGCCGTTGTATTTCCTCCTTAATAGGAAGGTCTCCTGTTTGGAAGCTTTCATCCGTGTCGTTTACGGGAATGTTGACGTTAAAAACTTCCTTTGTTCCGCATGGGCAGCGAAGCCCTACGTTTTGATATTCGTTAAATTCCTCGAGGAATTTAACCTCTATGTCGAGGGCATCGTGAGACGTCAACGCCCCTCAATCAACGCATTCGACTTTGATTTCATTTCCTTTAATCGCCTTTAGCATTAAATGAAGAACCTCCTTATGCCGTGTAATTACCACGCCAATATTTATAGTTTTGTGAATCGTTATCGTTTTGAATATAGAACCAAAAACCGTCCGGCGTAATGTCAGCGGTATATTCGTAGGTTCCGTAGGTGCTCCGTGCGCTTAACGAAACCGAAGAAGGTGTGTAGTCCTTTTTGTTTTTAAATTGAACTACGTAACCGGCTAGCATGGAACCTGCAGAGGTGTACGGACTATAAGCGCCGATTCCACAAAAACCTGTCTCGGACTCTGTCGTAATAACCTCACCGACAACCAACGTAGTGTTACCTTTGTCCTTGTAGGAACCGTCGGAAACCATGTGCCACTCGTTAGGTGAATCATCGTGCCATATATGGTCAACGTTAGTGCCTCCACTATTCCCTGCGGAGATAAGAGCGTTGTTATTGAAATCAACGTCACCATTAATGTCTGCATGGTTTGCGTCAACACGGCTTCCACTTAACGTTCCACTAGCGCTTATACCCACGTCGGAGCTTACCGACCCTGTAAACGAAGCGCCCCCATTGAAGGTGTGCAAGTCCACACTAGAACCGCCGATATTGACGTCTAATACCCCGTTATCAATTTTTACGTCGCCTGCGATTTTTACGAAGTCTCCTAGTCGGAGCTCATACGCAGATAGACTGATATACGGAACGCCTGTCGTAACAGGGCCACTAGCCACTGTTGCACCTGACGAGAAGTAGAAATACTTCGTCGTGGCCGTGTCGTCAATGTCCCCTAGGTATATGTTATCTCCGACATGCAGGTCGGTTGTGACACTAATTTCCGTATTGGAAAGTAAACGTCCTGCGGTTACATCGCCTAGATCTGCGGTGATCGCTGACAGGTTCGATACGGTGATATGGTTCGAAGTGATTACGTTAGCTTCGATTTCCGTCGTACTGTCAACGATGTTCGGACCCTGTGGTCCTGTCGGTCCTTCAGGGCCAGTCGCTCCGGTAGGCCCTTGATCGCCTTCGGGTCCTTGGTAACCACGTGGACCTTCGATACCTTGTGGCCCCTGCGGACCTTTTTCGCCCTTCTCTCCTTTAATCTTTGTCCATTTATAATCCTCTGGGTTATTCGAATCCGTCTGCGCAAAGTCTGTATAGGTACCGATGTAATCACGCTCAGTTGCGTTAGTGGTGGAGAAGTTAACAAAACCGTCCTCACTATCAGCCCATGCGGTGTGGAAATACGGCGTTTGACCATCGTCACCTTCCGGCCCAGGAACACCCTGATCACCTTTTTCACCTTTAATTTTCGACCAGGCGTAATCAGACGGGGTGTTTGAATCGGTCGGGTTCGAATCTACATACATACCGATATAGGTTTTACCTGTCGAATCCCCTACAGAGAAACCATTGGAACCATCTGAGCTATTTGCGTAGGCGATATGTGTGTAACTAGGTTGGCCGTCTTCTCCCGGCTGTCCTTGTATTCCTTGGTCACCTTTTTCTCCTTGAATCCCCTGCAATCCCTGAGGGCCGCGCTCTCCTTTAGGTCCTTTCATGCTGTCGGCTTCCCATAATCCTCTACTCTCGTTAAAGACCTTTGCTATATTTTTCTCACCAGAAGTATCAATCCAGATCAAATTTTCATCTAGAGGGGGTGTATCTGAAAATACCACCCGTGCTTTTTTTTCGATTTGTTTTTGAAGAGATTTCTTCAAAGATGACAAGTCTTCTTTTTGATATCTGATATACTCACCCAGCACATATTTTTTCTTACTTCGATCTGTAATTGGACTTATAATCTTGATGACTCTAGCATTCAGATATAGCGCTGGTTTATATTCTGTTGCTTTAATCCATAGACGACCCCCTAATCGAATTTTTTCATGAGAACGACCGAGAATATACTCTAAATCTGCCCCATCAACGGTATACTGAACTTTCGCAGTTATCCTTTTATCTAATTCTTGTTTGGTATAGCGTCTCACTTCTTCCTCAGTCATGTCCTCATTCTCAGAATCAATAAAATGGATGCCCCATTCATGATCACCGTCGATACCCCAGACTTGCCGAGCTTCCTCGTTCCTTACCTCAACGATAACTCTTGAACCGTCAGCACGCTTTGGTCCTAGACCATATAAAGCTGTAACTACATCGGCATTGGTTTCTTCCCATTCCGCGTTGATCAAGTCTTTGCCAGAAGTGATTTCTCTGCCTCTCCACTCCTCGGCTTTTTCCACTACATCAACTTTTCGAGCAATGACGTTGTTTCCATCATCCACCTCAATGTAAAACTTAAGCTCTCTACCAAATTCAGTAGCAATCTTCCTTAATAAATCATAAGGAGTAATGACCTCTTCAATCGTAAATTCCATTGTCCCGGCATACTCTGTAAACCCTCGCGTCCAACGAGTGCCAAATAACGCATGGTCCATCATTGTATTGAGCGTAGCCCCTGTGTAAGTGCCAGGCATGATGGGTTTACCTCGTTTCAATTCGGTAAAGGAAGCAACCGAATGAACCTGCCTTTCCTTACGGTTCTGTTTTATATTACGAATGATGAATTCGCGCAGACGGTTATCTTCATTTGGAATTAATAATCGATTTCGCCCGTGCAGATATTTAGCTGCTCTTGCATTTGGCAGTGTAATGAATTTAAAAGTTTCTGCATTGTTTTTCAAAGCTCTTTCGTGCTCATCTCCCCAAAAGACATTTTTCTTCTTATTCGAAAGTGTATCTAGGAATGATCCCGTTTTCTTGTCCGTAACATGGATTTGAGCTCCCTTTCTCATCTATTTACCTCCATTAAAAAAATCCCCTTTGGGGACTGTGTTTTCTACCTGTATGCCGGCGAGTATTTCACTTTTGTATTCAGGGCACCTGCTGGGTATTGATATAAAACATTGCCCCCCGGATCAAGTTCAAAGTACTCCGACCAAAAGGAACGGTCCTTGCGTATAGACTCTCCATTTAATAACATCTCTTCTTTAGCTGTGTCGATAATGATTTTGTCCCCAGCGTTAGCCAAATATTGAATACCTTCAGCTGGTTGAGTGTTAATTTCTGAAACCTTAATATCATCTATGAACATGTCTGCTTTATTTGATGTAGGCGCCCATATTCTAAATGCTACTTGCACTTGAGTAATAGGGGTGTCATGCAACCCTCGAGGACCTATATAGATAAACTCAGATGATACCCAGTTATGAGTGCCGTCTGGTTCTACAATGGCAAAGTAGGGACGAATTCTCCTTTTTCCTCCCTCATAATGATCATGACTCCATATTCTAAGGACTCCTTTAAAGTCATTCCATCCCCAAACATAATCTGCTTCGCGATAATGATGAAATCGATCGTCATCATCAGGACCCAATTGGAATTTCGCTTGAATTTTATCAAGGGTTCTCCATATATCCTCAATGCCGATTTTTGCAACCGTATTATTATCTGCATCTAGCAGGTAAACTTCTATCATCCCGGTTCCTTTTCCTACGTTTTGCATTTCAAGTGAGACGTCCAATTTATAACTATCCAAGGGCTTTCCTATGGATTTTTTAATACTGGGCCCTTGCCATTTATAAGGAGAAATTGCTCCACCGAATAGTTCCGGTGTGAAACGCCCGCCTTCAGACACAATATTCCCCTCTACATATCCACTATCTACATAACCCGCTTCCGTCCAACCATTGGTCGTCGAACAAGTATCATGCATCACCAAGGTTTCACGTTCGTACACATTTTCTGATGCCAGAGGTGGTCTACCTATTCGAATAAATTCAATGTCATCCTGCAGCTGTTTGACTAAATCGATATGAGTCAGATCTTCGAGGACCTCAATTTCAAAGATGGGATCTGTTGTGGCCGTCCCTTCATTATTCAGAGTTAAATAACCATCATTAAAGCTTTCTTCTTTCTGTTTTCCATATTTCCTAGGGTTCGTACACAAGAAGGTTAGAGTACCAACCAACGTATTGCTGTCTTCTTCTGGTAGGACATTGGATGACACCGTGCCTATGAAATGAGCATCCTCATCCGTGAATTCTACAATTTCACCAGAACCAGCAAGAAAAGCATTAAGTCGATTACATCTGTTTCTGAATCCTTCATTCGTTTGATCAGAAATCTGATATTTGATGGTAATTTCTCTTTCCTTCATTGTGTTACCTTCAACCTCAAGCAACCCATCTTTACCAGGGATCTCAACAGTATTAATTCGATTCGTGGTGTCACTGCGCCCCGATACTGTTAGGGTTTGAAACTTTCCTGTTTGATCGGTTAAAGCTTCATCTAAGTTAATGCCTTTAAATATGGTTTGAATAGAAGAAGAGGCACGTCTAGTACCTACTTCTGAAAAATCAACAAAATCGTACATAGCGTACCTCCTTACGCAAATTCATCCTCTAAATCTACTTCTAATTCTTGTTGGTCTGATATGTCATTCACAAACCCTCGATAGTTTCTTGAACCTAAATGAAGATTGATATTTGCCGGTTGTCGATTACTGAAACGTACATCTGCATGGACAGCACTCTCCACCTGTCCCATGCTCTTCCTCTTCAAGCTTCTTAAACTGGAAGAAATCTTTGATGACTTCATCTGAAGCGCAGGGTTTATGGTCATATCTTTCTCTTTAGGCGTGATAGCACCAGCCATTTCTTTCGCTTTCTTAGCTAATCTCGGCAGCATTTTACCAACACCAACGACCATTCCTTCTCCAGTAAATTCACCTAATTGAGTTGTAACTTTGGAAGGAGAAGCGATTCCTAATTTCTTCTTGAGCCAATCAGGCACAAGGTTGGCAGCTTTCGAAACCATGTTCTTAATTGAACCGAACATAGAGCCAATTCCATCAATTAACCCTTGAATGATGTTTTGTCCGATACTCATTAAATCGATTCCCTCGAAGAAACCTTGAACTTTCCCCCAGATTTCTTCTACCTTGTTCCAGGCATCGTTCATCTTTTGGCGAACGCCACTTACAAATTCAGAGAATTTTCTCTTGGCTGTCCGAACGATACCAGCTAGAGTTTCGGTAAAGAACGATTTAATACTGCGCCAAATTCCTTGGATAATGCTCCAAGCTGTAGACATGGCTAATTCGATTGCAGTCTTCGCTAAATTGAAATAATAACGTGCTTTCACATACAAAAGAGAAGCATATTTAATTACAAAAGCTTTTATCTGTCGCCATGTTTTTAGAAGGAAGTCTTTTACTGCGCCCCACGCCTGTAACGTCCAGACTTTAATGGAATCCCAGTTATTATAAATAATCATGGCCAACAAAATAACAGCTTGAATAACGAGTCCGATCGGACCGCCTGCGAACCGCATGAGGGTTCCGCCAATTCGAGCTATTATAGGTAGCACTTTCATGATTGCGCCACCTAAGCCAGGGAAGGCACTGATTACGGCTAAAATATTAGGTATTAATGCTATAAATGCCCCGGCTAAAACTGTGGCAATAGCGATGATCTTGCCAATAATCGGATGACTTTCCATCATGGAATTCGTCCAGCTAATGAATTTGTTAGCAATGTCTAGAATCTTAGCGCCCATAGGTGCTAACGCTATACCCAGGTTAATAATAAACTTGATTACATTCCCGATAAGAGCGACTACCTTAGGGCCGTTCTCCTGCACGTACTGAATAAACTTCTGGAAGCCGTCTGACTCAGCGATTGTTGAAGACCACTCTCTAAACTTCGCGGCCATTGTGGATAATGAATCGAAAATAGTAGAGCTATTATCGCTGAAAGCTGTGAATAAATTTATAATTCCTCGGAATACATCACCGAATATCTGCTTTATCTTTGGAAGATTCTCTTTCACATATTGAATGAAAGACTGCAATTCCTGTGAACCAGCTACTTTCTCAGTGAATTCAGCAAATGATCCACCCATATCTTCAAAGCCTTGAGCCATGAAGTCCGTTAATGGGGCAAAAGCTACCGTAAGGTTCATGAGCCCTTCTATGAATCCAGTAACCCCATTGACTATTTTTTCAAGAATAGGAGCTGCGCTTCCATTTAAATAGTCAAAGAAACTTTGAGCTGAAGAAGACTCAAAAAACGTGTTAAATCTTTCGGATAGTTTTGCTACGGTGTCTGCTATGTTCGTAAACATTGGATTTAAAGACTCGATTACTGTCTCTAAACCTTTCATCGCATTGCCAAAAGCTACCGCTACTTGGGGGGCAATGACTTCCTGGACTTTACTCCAAGCATCTTTAAGGGAATTCAATTGTTTGGCCGCTTTAATATTCTCTTTTGTTGATTCAGCAGTTCCATCGATAATTGATTTAATTGTAGGTGCCGCAGTTGCACCATAGGCAATAGCTGCACCACCAGCGATTCCGAACGCTGCAGCCATGGCGACTGCACCTGAACCAACAACTCCGATGGCATTACCGACAGCCATAATTACAGGTACTAAAGAAGCGATAATCGGTACTAGGCTTGAAGAAACCATAATTCCAAGTCCGCGAAATGTATTACTGGCTACCGTGTCAAATGCTTGAATGGAATTAGCTATTCGTCCCATCGTTTTTTGGAACTTGTTAATCCTAGCCTCTACCGGTATAACTACTTTCTTATTGAGGGCTGTTTTGACGGCTTGCAAGAGCCCCATCTTTCGTTTAGCCTCAGAGTCATCGACACCGACATTGATTTCAGCTTTTGACTTCTTACGCGAAAACAAATTCATCATCTGACGCGCCTTTTTCAGGTTCCTTTTCAAAGGTGTTGTGTCTGCACCTAAGCGAGCATCTTTAATTGACTCAGACTCACGCTTAAACTTTTCAGTTACCCTTTTTGCTGATTGAATCGCTCTTTTGTATTTACTGGCGTTTGCCTTTAACTCAGCTCCAATCGAATACTCTGCCATTCCCTCACCCCTTTCTGCTGTTATGTTTAGCAGCTATTTGAGCAGGCGATAATTTCTCTTTAGCCACTTCTTCTTTTTTCTCTTCAATAGGTTCATCAATGAGTTTTAATGCCTTCTCGTAATTAAAGAAGTCCTTAAAGTCTTTGAACACAAACTCTTCTTTTGGACTCTTCTCCGTGCCGACATTCTTCGTAGCTTTGGCATTACGTATTAAAAACGCCATTTTATGAAGTTCATATTCGTTGTCGATTTCTTTATATTCTTGAGCATAGTACTTATAGTGGAACTCCGATAAAGTCATCATTTCAACATCCCGCAAGCGTTCCATGCCTAACTTGCGTAGAGCATAGATGACAATTTCATCGTAGGTTAAACCATCTCTAGATTGGTTTTCTCCTCCTCGTTCTCTCGATCTTCTTTTAGATCGTCGGGTAGAAGACTTCGGGTCATAGGTCGCTTTCCCAGCTCTTCGATAACCTGCTCACCAAACGCTTCAAAACCTTCGCTTTCCGCAATGCCATCCAATACCTCTTCTAATTCATCAAACGTTTTCGGAGGTTTCTTATCGTGGGAAGATGCTGCTTTAATTATCTTAGATAGGCCCACAATGTTACCGGTTTGCAGTTTAGGAATAAGCATTTCCAGTCCCTCTCCAAGGCTCGCTCCTTCGATTTCAAAGCCTAGTTCACGGTCAATTTCTGTAAGTGTGCGTAGTCCGAATACAAGTTGAATGTCTCTTCCGTTAAAGTTGATATGCATAAAAAAATTCCACCTTCGTTTTTAATTTTTTACATAAAAAGAGGAGAGGGGATTTTCTCCCTCTCCTTTATACAGCCGGTTCTTCAGGTGCTAGTCCATCATCTGCAGGATCATCTGAAACTAAATCGTGGAACACATATGATAAGGTCTCAAGGTCACCATCTGGCAGAGTCACCTTTCCTTTTTGTCGTGTCCCTTCGGTCATGTATGTCCCTTCAACAGTTGCATCTCCTTCAGCCGGGCTCGCTGGCTCCCACTCGGTAACGTAGCCTTGACGATACTCAGAATCAAACGTCGTTACCGGTTCAGTGCCACTGTCATCCACTTCCTTGGTGGAGAGGTCTACTTCCCACATCTCCACAGGAAAGTCTTCTACAATGGAATCCTCTAACATTTTAAACGTCGGATCATTGGTAGATTGAAGCGCTGAAATACTCACTTCGTTCTCCAATGTAGATGAACCTGATACGGCCCCATCCTTGGTTTCCGTTTTTTCACGTTCCCTGGAATAAGATTTGGAGTGTTCTGTTTGAAAAACAAGTTTCGCACCTTCTGCAGCTTCTCCAAGCTTACGGAAGTACAAAACCTTGTGTACGCCTTTTGCAATTTCACTCATGGCTTTTCCTCCTAAGTTAATTTATATTCGACTTCAATCGTTCCATGGAGCAGGTTATCCGTCGTCGTGTTATCAAATATCTGATTGGAATTTAACCCTGCAAGCTCCAAATAATAGTTTTGAAGTCGTGTTAAGTGCCTCATCTTCATTTCGAGCTGATAAACCATATCTGTAAACAACGCACGATTATGAGCGTAGCCCCACACATGCACTGTTTGCCTCAGCCTTCCTGTAATAACGTCCTTATTACTGATTACATCATCACTATTAGTTTCTGCGACAAACACAAATGGATAATCTAAGCTATCGTCAGTCGTCGGCGAATAATCAATAGTGTCATATTCCTGCTCTAAAGATGCAGCGAATATGGCGTTATATAATTGAATTTGTGGTGATAACATTCATCCACCTACTTTACGAGTCGATCGAGATCTTCTTTGAACTTCTCTCTTTGCTTATAAAAAGCATCTCTCAGGAACCACGTCGGGTCCATATAACGGGTACCAAAGTTCAGATACCCAGCATATTCAGAGTCTGCGAATGTTCGATAATGCAAGGCTCCGAGCTTTTGAGTCTTCGTATTCCTTATAGTGTGACCCGTCCAATAACCCTTATCAAAGCGATCCCTTTCATTCATTTTCGTCTCACCAGTCATCTCGATCGTATTATTTTTAACAATGGTATTCACATCATCGTCAATGCCGTCTTCCATCTGCTCCAATTTGGCAAGCAATGCATCCAACCCATCTAGTTCCATGAGCTCACCTCTTCCAAATAAAAAACGCTCTCCGAACGATGAGATACATGCCGAAGAACGTTATATTTCTTTCCGTCCATCATGGCTTTATCGGCCTTATCTTTAAATGGACGTTGGAGCCTTACTGAAGTGACTTCCTTGTCGATGGACCCGAATATCGTCTTTACTCTTTCCAAACTCACAGGCGAAGCATTACAAGGGAGAGTTACCCCTTCATCGACTTGGACTTCGGTTTTTCCTGTTTCGGGGTTATACCCACTTCCAATGGTCTGATGCAAGGTGAGGCGCTCTGCATATCTCATCAGAAGAACATCACCTTTCCAGAACCATCTTGTTTAGGAATGTAAGATTCCAAGATATTGAGATAAGGTTTGAAGTCATCCTCTTTAAATGAAACGGATCGCCCTTCTACAGACTCGGACTCCATTCCTTCACTTCCGATACGGTTAAAACGATTGACCGCCATTTCTTCTACAATAAACTGAAGCTCATCAGGGATAGTTGTTAAATCAGTATGCTGTTTAAACCAAACCGTGAGACGTGATTCAATGTTTCGGATGATAATATCTATAACGTTGTCCTGGAGATTATCTTGTAGCCCCAGGACCGTTTTCACATTATCTTTAGTAGTAGCCATACCATCACTTCAACTCTTCTTCAGCTTGAACAGCTTCTTCTTTACCCTGGATCTTTTCACCATTAGAAAGTTCGAACCAGGCACCGCCTGTGTGTATAGGGAATTCACCCTTGTCCTCACTGTCAGTATCGCTTTCGCCCTCACCAGAGTCTTCCTTAGCATTTTCTTCATTACCGTCACTTTCAGTATTAGAGGAATTCTCTTGCGAATCCCACTCCCCCAAACCTTCTTCAGGAGCCTGATTTAGTTTTTCAATAACAGGCTCCCCTAATTTATTGTCGGGGCTCATAAGATACTCAATACGTTCTTCTGATTCCTCTCCACTTACCGGGAAAACATCACCTTTTTTATAGGTGTGATGGTCATTCTCTTTATCTCTGAATGCTCTAATTACTCGATAGGTCATTTAACTTCATCCTTTCCATATTAAACTTCAGGGGCTGGCGTCAACTTGGCAAAGGCTCCATCTTTAACGATCATCAAACCTACATCCATAGTTGCGCGTAGTGCTACCATTTCCTGTTCAAATAGGTTGATTGGAGAGCCGTCTTCATTTGTGATTGTAGAAAGCTGTGCAGACTCATCAATCTTGTAATCAATATTGAACGGAATACCATAGCGTAGCTGGTCAAAGTTACCAGCGTATAGTGTGCCTTTTTCCATGTTAGTGGATTTAAGGTTTATATAGGTTTTCCCTATCTCAAACTACTACGAAGACTCCGTTGTCCTATCGATTATTCAGTTCCAAGAGGACATAGCCCGTAAGGGCATATCGACTTAGACAATCTCCATTTAGATTGTGCAGGGAAGCTCGTAATAGTATCGGATGCGACTTTCGCCATTTATCATCGTATAGATGTTGGTCAGTGGGAGGTCATATTTCAACGCCTGACACATCCATTAAAATTCCCACTTGCATAATATTTCACGTGCTGTTTATTATGGTCCATGATATAACCCCTCTGGCTATCGTTTAAGCAGTGTAGCTTTCATCCTTGTCTATTACTTTGGTCTTGCCATTCAGTCGTACTGTAACACGCCAGTAACTTATGGCTTTATAGACATGCTATGGTCCCCCTGTTGGTTTCCCAACACGAGTGTCTTGATATTTTAGAAATATCAATAAGACTTTGACCTTATGATGGTATGACCACATCAGCTGTTTGCTACGACAGCAATCCCAAACACATCCTTATGGACGCACTATCATTTCATGGAAAAGGGTGCTGTAATATTCGTGGACGTTTGGAAAGTCTTTCTTAGGTGGAACATTAACACGATCTTCAAAAGGTACATAATAAGCTCGACCACTTTGAAAGCTGTAAGATGGACCATTAAAATATTCCTTTTTAATCTTCTCGGCTTCTTCAATAGGGTCATGATCGAAAATTTCATAGGTTCGTTTCGTTTCTAACCCTTCCACTTGAGAGCCTACATCAAAAACTCGATAATACCGCAGTAATGGAATGTTTTTTTCTTCTTCTTTTTTTTCATCTTCAACTTTTATCATCTTCCAAAAGACCACAATATGAGATTTTTCTCCTTTTTTGACTTCCTCCTGCTTCTTTGATCTGCTTAAATGTTGCATATTCTCCACCATCTAAAAGCATGGTATTAATTCCTCGATAAGGTTTTTGTGTCTTCCAATTCACCGGAATGCCATTCACCCAAGGTTTTCTCCAAGGAATAACCCCTTGCTCCAATTTCTCGATGATTTGGTTTGTAATCATTTCATAGATTTTTTTACTCAT